CAGTACTAGGAAACTTTACCTAATTTCCGAATCTGGTGTTAAATTGAGGGGGGGGTAATTCCTCCCCTCAATTGTTTAGGAGAAAAAATGCGACTTCCTTCAATTATGGACCACGATTTTAGTCGTGTGGATAGTGAAAAAATTCCACGTTCCAAGTTTGTGAGGCCTTACACTCATAAAACCACTATCGATGCCGGCTATCTCTATCCTCTCGTTGTGGATGAAATCCTGCCTGGTGATGTGCTCGATGTTCGATGCACGCTTGTGGGTCGTATACTCTCTTTCCTTTATCCTTTGATGGATAACTTGATGTTGTCTCAATTCTGGTTCTTCTGTCCTAGCCGTTTGCTGTGGGACAACTGGGAAAAATTCATGGGAGCCCGTGAAAATCCGGGCGATTCCATTGACTTCTTAATTCCAACCGTGGATACGTCAGAAGGTTGGACTCCTCAGGAAGGCTCTATAGCCGATTATCTCGGCATGCCTGTAGGTATTGAATTTGCGCTTACTGAGCGCATAAATGCCCTTCCTTTCCGAATGTATAATCTTGTGTGGAACGAATGGTTTCGTGATACCCAGCTACAAGATTCTGTAACCGTCCTTAAGGATGATGGACCTGATCCTACTGGTACCTATGGCTATGGTACCGGTCTCCCTCTTCGTCGTGGTAAACGTCACGATTATTTTACATCGTGTCGGCTCGCTCCTCAACTCGGTGATGCTGTGGCACTTCCTATCTCTGGATTCTCCGATGTAGGAGTGATTGGTGACGGTTCTGCCCTCGGCTTAACCGCTACTTATGGCTCCGGCGATGTCCGAGCAATGGGCCGTTATAATGGCCCTGGCGGTGCTGGAGAAGAAGTACTTGGACAGTCTTCTTCTCTTACTACCTCATTGCCGGCTGTCGGCGCCGCTTTCTCTCCTTTAACATCTGGTTCTACTGTACACATTGGTGTACAAAGTGAAATTGACCTTTCTGGTCTTCTTGCAAAAACGTCTTTGCTTACATCCACTGCTGTTACCATAAATGAACTTCGCGAAGCTTTCGCGGTTCAACAAATTCGGGAACTTGATTCCCGTGGTGGTACACGTTACGTCGAACAACTGAAACAGGTTTTCGGCGTTATCTCTCCGGATTTCCGTCTTCAACGTCCGGAATATCTCGGAGGCTCTCGGCAACGTATTGATTTGCGGTCAGTTGCACAAACAACTGCAAATCCTACCACTCCTACCCTTGCTGATAACAAGGGTTCTATCGCTGCAAATGGCGAGGTAATTTCCCAAGCTCGTGCGAATTACTCAGCCGTGGAACATGGCTATTTAATGTGCCTTGTTTCTATCGATGCGGATTTGACCTATCAGTATGGTTTGCGCAAAATGTGGTCACGTTCCACTCGGTTCGACTTTTATCGACCGGAATTGGCGCACCTTGGAGAACAAGCCGTTCTTAACAAGGAAATCTTCTACCCGGATTCGGGAACGAATGCCGATGGTGTATTCGGATATCAAGAGCGTTGGGCCGAGTATCGTTACTTCCCGTCGATGATAACCGGGAAGTTACGCTCTTCTGTGTCTGGTACTTTGGATGCTTGGCATCTTTCGGAAATCGAAACGGCAATTCCCGTTCTCGATGACCAATGGATTCAATCTGATCCTCCGATGGATAGGGTTATCGCTGTGCCTTCGGAACCTCACATGATTATCGATGTTTTTGCAGACATCGGTCATGTGCGTCCAATTCCTGTGTATTCCACTCCTGGTATGCGGAGGCTGTAATATGCCTCTACTCGAAACTGCGGCGTTGGCGGCAACTGCCGCCGCTCCGATTGTAAAGCTTGGCTCCGATCTTATAGTCGGTGCCTCGAATGTTCATGAAAGCCGGCAAAACCGCCGGTTTCAGCGTGATATGAGTAACACTGCACATCAAAGGGAGGTAGAAGATTTACGCGCTGCTGGTCTTAATCCTATTCTCTCCGCTCGTCTTGGTGGTTCTTCTACTCCTGGGGGGTCCGCATCTCATCTTCAAGAGTCTGATGTTGCTGCTACTATGCTTAATTCTGCGCAAGTTGCAGCGCAAACTAAGTCCTTGAATGCTTCTGCCGATTTACAAACGGCGCAAGCTGAACAAGTGCGGGCTATGACTCCGGGTGCCCCTGGAAAACAGACAGCGGAAACAAATAGTCTCGTTGCACAAACTGGTCTTACTGGTGCTTTAAAAAATGAGTCGGTTAAAAAACTTGACGAAATTGAAGCGCGTATTCGTAATCTCGATGCGCAAACGAGTACCGAAAATGTCAAAATATGGCGGGAAAAAGAACTTAAGAAGCTCTATGACTGGGCTAAAAAAATCCTTATGGATTTGGACCCGCCAAAAAAAGCTGACTTCGGAAAAATTGTCGAAGCGGCAAAGCGTAAAATTATGGGTGCTGAAAAAAAGAAGTACCATAATTATGAATCAAATAAACCCAATTACATGAACTTAGGGAGGTGATTAAAATTGCAATACCGAAAAAAATTGTCTTCAGGACAAGCAAAGCGCGAGTTCCATCGCGGCTCATCTCATCGCAATCCCAAAAATTTCTCGACAACGTCGATGAGAGGGGGGTATCGCCTGTAAGGTCTGGGGGGGTTCTCCCCCCATATCTTGGCGGTTCTTATGTCATGCTTTCGACCGGTAACATTGCATCGCGAAATAATCCCTGGCATACGCATGCAAGTACCTTGCGGAAAATGCGTTGGATGCCTGACTGATAGGTCGCGTGATTGGTCTATACGTTGTGAACACGAACGACAAATGTCGGAAAAATCGTGTTTCTTGACTCTAACATATCGCGACGATGAATTACAATGGGGCAATAATGCCCCGTCTTTATATCCACGTCACCTCGAACTCTTTTGGAAAAGGCTACGTAAAACATATGGAACAAAAATCACTTACTTCGCTTGTGGCGAATATGGTACAAAAGGTTCTCGACCACATTATCATGCCTGTGTCTTCGGTCACGATTTCGATGATAAAAGATTCGTACTTACTGAAAATGGCAATAATTATTACAGTAGCCACAAACTTGATGCTTTGTGGTCTCATGGTGACTGCATTATCGGTGACGTTACTGCGGCGTCTGCTGCATATGTAGCCCGGTATATTCTAGGGCACAAAAAATTAAAGGATGATAATTGGTATGAAAAACAGGGCGTTGAGCCCGAATTCCTTCGTATGTCTCGTAATCCTGCTATTGGTAAACGCTGGATACAGCGTTATAAAAATGATGTCTACACTATTGACGGTCTAAAAGATTCCGTCATTGTAGACGGTAAAAAAAATAGACCTCCTCGTTATTATGATAAATATCTTGAAAAAAATCATAAGGATGCTTCATACTTGGTAAAAATGTCTCGTGTAAAAAAATCTCAAATAATGTTCGCAATAAAAAATCTTGCTGCCGGTGAACTAATTAAAAAAACTCAAATAAATAACTTCCTCACTCGGCCACTTGAATAAATTGCGTTAAATAAAAAATGATGGAGGCCTTTAGGCCGGAATCTCCCGGGATGGGACCCCGGTATCAGGCACTTTAGTGCCGTTCTCTTGCATCCGTTACAAAATTACTGTATATTAAATCTAGCGGAAATGTTTCCGCTTAAAAAAGAGGTCTAAAAATGAAAATGTTTTCTATTCGTGACAAAAAAGCCGGTGTTTTCATCGGTCCTTTTTTTGTTCGTCACGAAGTTGACGCTGTGCGTCGATGCGTCTCTGCTTTGCAGGACGAAAAAACCACTCTCGCTCAATATCCTGAGGATTACGACCTCGTATTTCTCGGTGACTTCAATGATGAGACTGGCAACATGAATCAAGAGGGCATGGCCCTCATCTCAACCTTCATTGCTCTTAAGGCTCAAATGCCTGGAAAGGCTCAAAATGTCTCAGCATAAACATCGTGAGCGCAATTACGGCGCTACGAAAACCGTCCAATCCGCCGCCAAAGATGCTGATGTGAATCGCATCGTAAAAAAGTACAATGGCGGCTTTGTCCCTCAAAATCCTGGTGCCCATCGTCAGCCTAATTGGGCTGTCTGGCAACCAGAGGACTTCCAAGCTCAGCTTAATCGTATAGCTGATGCTAAAATTGCCTTCCAGAGCCTCCCAGCCCGTTTACGGGCTAAGTTCGGGAACCAGCCATACCAATTGGTGCGCTGGGTTAATGACCCGAACAATATTCATGAGGCCATCGAGGAAGGCCTCATACCCCCACCGGAAGGGTATGAAAAACCCAAAAAACAAAAGCTGCCTCACCAGCTTGACCTCGAAATCGAGGCTTTGCGAGCTGAGCTACAAACCCTCAAATCTGTTAAAAAAGGAGGGGAGTCTCCGAATTCTGATTGATTTCGGCAAAAAACGGCGTACATCTCTAACTTGGTATATGTACGCCTACTGACACCAGTACTAGGAAACTTTACCTAATTTCCGAATCTGGTGTTAAATTGAGGGGGGGG